AAGAAGAAGAGTTTGCTCTTGCTAAGAAGTATATTTCTTGGTTCAAGGAACGCTTTGAAGATGATTATTATATTGAAGTAATGCCTCACAACGAAGCGCATATAAATAAATACCTTATTGAACTTGCAGATGAGTTTGGCATCAAGGTTGTTGTTACCCCAGACTGCCACCATGTTGACTCATCACAAAAAGAAATTCAGGAGTTTAAACTTCTTATGAATACGCATGGGAAGTTTGTAAAAGATGCAACATATGAAAAGTCAAAGAAAAAGGGCAGCATGATGGAGCGCCTTGATTACTTATATGGTGAAGATCGTCAGATGTCATTTAATAAGTTTGATATCCACTTACTCTCATATGAAGAGATTAAGGCAGCCATGGAATCGCAGGGTATTGATAGACCAGACATTTACTCAAATACACTACTACTAGCAGATACAGTAGGAGACTACGGCATTCAAGAAGGATTAAACCTTCTACCAGTACAGTATAAGAGCCCTGATAAAGAACTAGCAAAGGTTGCACTCGAAGGTTTGGCAGAAAGAGGTTTGTCAGAAAACCAAGAGTACCTTGACAGACTTGAAGAAGAGTTGCAGATTATTAAGGATAAAAAGTTTGCACCATACTTCCTTGTTGTAAGTAATATGATTAACTGGGCCAAGAAAGAAGAGATCATGGTCGGTCCAGGTCGAGGTTCATCTGCTGGCTCTCTTGTTTGCTATGCACTAAAAATTACAGACATTGATCCTATTGAGCACAACCTTTTGTTCTTCCGATTTATTAATCCAGAACGTAACGACTTTCCAGATATTGACACAGATATTCAAGATACTCGTCGTGAAGAAGTTAAAGACTATCTGGTTAGACAGTATCGACATGTTGCATCTATTGCTACCTTCCTTCAGTTTACAGGCAAGGGAATTGTTAGAGATGTTTCACGAGTGCTCAATATTCCTTTATCGGATGTAAACAAAGTCTTAAAGACCGTAGACTCGTGGGATGATTTCTGTAATGCAAAATCAACCAGAGAGTTTCGTGAAAAGTATCCTGAAGTAGAGATTTACGGAGAACAACTTCGTGGTCGTATTCGTGGAACAGGTATTCACGCAGCAGGTGTTGTAACTGCAAAAGAACCAATTTTTAGATACGCACCACTTGAAACAAGATCGTCTACAGGATCTGACGAAAGAATACCTGTAGTTGGTGTTGACATGGAAGAGGCTGAGAGAATTGGTTTGATTAAGATCGATGCTTTGGGCCTTAAGACTTTATCTGTTCTTAAGAACACAATTGACATTATTAAAGAGCGAGATGGAAAGAAGATTGATCTTCTCAAGATCAAGATGGACGATGGAAATGTTTATCAAATGCTTTCAGATGGCTACACAAAGGGTGTGTTCCAGTGTGAAGCAGCACCATACACAAACCTTCTTGTTAAGATGGGTGTCAAAAATTTAAATGAACTTGCAGCATCTAACGCACTCGTTCGCCCAGGTGCAATGAACACTATTGGAAAAGACTATGTTGATCGCAAGCATGGTCGTCAAAATATTTCTTATACACACCAAGTATTAAAACAATTTACGGAGGACACATATGGCTGTATTCTTTACCAGGAACAAGTTATGCAAGCATGCGTACACCTTGGCGGCATGTCCATGTCGGAAGCAGATAAAGTTAGAAAGATCATTGGAAAGAAGAAAGATGCTAAAGAATTTGATCAGTTTAAAGAGAAGTTCGTAGAGGGTGCGTCAAAGTTTATCTCTCCAAACCTTGCTCTTGACCTGTGGCATGACTTTGAGGCTCACGCAGGGTATTCGTTTAATAAGTCTCACGCAGTAGCATATTCAACGCTATCCTATTGGACAGCATGGTTAAAGTATTATTATCCACTTGAGTTTATGTACTCAGTATTAAAAAATGAAAAGGACAAAGATGCAAGAACTGAATACCTTATTGAGGCAAAAAGAATGGGCATTAGCATTAAGTTACCTCACATTAACGATTCGGATATCGATTTTAAAATTGAGGGTAAAGGCATTCGGTTTGGACTCAGTGCTATCAAGTTCATATCTGACAAGATTGGTGAACGATACATATCAGCACGACCATTTAATTCATACAAAGAACTTGAGGAATTTACATTCACAAAGGGCAATGGAGTAAATAGTCGTGCACTACAAGCGCTGAGAGCAATTGGCGCAGCAACATTTAATGATAACCCTAGAAATGATCAAGAGATTAAAGAGAATTTGTATGAGTACTTAAACCTTCCAGAGTTTAATATCACAATTCCTTCTCACTATTATGCATTTATTCAGGATATTGTTGACTTTGAAGAAAAGGGTTCATACATATTCATGGGTATGGTAAAATCAATTAAACGAGGAACAGGATGGTCAAGAGTTGAAATTTTGGACAAGACTGGCAGTGTTGGCATATTTGACGATGAAAATACGACTATTGAGACTGGTCGTTCTTACTTGGTTCTTTGTAATGATAACAGGATTGTATCTTTCATACCTTCTGATGAAATAAAAGAATCATCTCATGCACTTGTAAAGTTCTTGAGTTACAAGCAATTGCCATATAAGGATGACGAAATGTTTGTTGTTTCATTTAAGCCAAGAATTACAAAGACTGGTAAAAAGATGGCATCTCTTACACTTGCAGATACAAGTAGAGAACTACACTCTATTACGGTTTTCCCTACATCTTTTGCAAAAGCATATATGAGCATTGAAGAGGGAAAATCTTATAAGTTTGATTTTGGAAAAACTAAAGACGGAACAGTAACATTGGAGGATGTACATGTCGGTTAGCGTAGAAGAAGCATTAGCACAACTTGATCCTAAGTTGAGAAAAAGATTAGGAACTGGAGTTGGTGTTAACTATGAGTATCAGCCAACACCAAGTTTTGGTTTGAACCGTGCACTTGGAGGTGGATTGCCATATGGTAGGCAAGTACTTATCTGGGGCTCAAAGTCGTCTGCAAAGTCCTCTATGTGCCTTCAAATGATTGCTCTAGCACAGGCAGAAGGAAAACTATGTGCATGGATTGATTCTGAGATGTCATACTCTGAAGACTGGGCTAGATCACTTGGTGTAGATCCAGAAAAACTAATCTACTCACAAGCAAGAACTATTAGCGACATGGTAGATGTTGGTGTCGGTCTTATGAATGCTGGAGTTGATTTAATTGTGGTAGACTCTATTACATCAATGCTTCCTGCAATTTATTTTGAGAAAGACACAGATGAAATGAAGGCTTTGGAAAACACAAAGCAGATTGGGGCAGAATCTCGTGACTTTAGTAACGCATGGAAAATGCTTAACTATGCAAACAATAAGGTTAAGCCAACTTTGCTTGTTCTTATTTCTCAGTCTCGTAACAATTTTAATGCTATGTATACTAGTCAGCAGCCTTCTGGTGGTCAGGCTACTAAGTTTTATTCCTCATGTATTATTAAACTCTTTTCTTCAGAGTCAGATAATCAAGCGATTAAGGGCAAGATCAAGGTAGGAGATAAATTAATTGAAGAAAAAATTGGCAGAACTATTAAATGGGAATTACAATTCTCCAAAACCTCTCCAGGGTTTCAGTCTGGTGAGTATGATTTTTACTTTAGAGGTGACGATATTGGTCTTGATACCATTGGTGACCTGGTTACTACCGCAGAACTAAATGGTATTGTAGAGCGCACAGGAGCATGGTATATCCTTCCTGACGGCACAAAGGTGCAGGGTAAGGAAGCATTTGTTAACCGTGTAAGGGAGGATCTTGATTTGCAAGAATCAATCAAGGCTAAGTTAAATGCCTAGTTTTACAGTTTATCACGGTCTATTTTTATGCCACACATGTAAAGCAGAGGTTAGAACTCTCAGGCTTTATGCAGAAACAAAAGAAATGACTTGGATGTGCAAAGATAAGCATCTAAGTAAGGTTAACCTTGGAAGAAGAAAGAAGAGTGACTTTGACGGAGAAGAGTGAGTCCAAGAGAATAGGTGCAAAACAGCACAAAAACTCTGGCAGAAATACACAAAAGGGGGACGCCTCTTGGAAAAACTTTGTTGTAGACTTCAAAGAAGTAGGCAAGTCGTTTACGCTAAACAAAGAGGTGTGGGCTAAGGCTACAACTGATGCTATGAAAAACGGTATGGATCCAGCAATAGTTGTCGTTATGGGCGAGGGTAACTCAAAGGTTAGGCTTGCTATAATTGAGATGAGTATTTTGGAGCAACTTTTAGAGAATGGTGTATAATAGGATTATGAATACAGGATATGAACCAAAAAATAAAGTAGTCCCACACATCATAAAGGGGTTTTTTACAGAAGAGGAAGTCGAAGTGCTTCTTGCAATAGTAAAGTATCAGAAAAAGGCTAAAGATTTAGGTGAGTTTTTTTCCCCATTAATTCTACCTAACATGGCACGAATGCAGATAGAGGTAATGTACCCAGAACATATACGCAAGAAACTTGAAGACTTTGCTTCAGATTTAGTTGGGGAAGAAGTTCGAATGTTTCACAACAGTTACCTTAGTTATAACCTAGAGCACAACCCAGATTCAAATCCAAAGTTACCAGTTCACTATGACTCAGACAACTACTTTACTAAACTAACAATGGATTATCAATTGGATGCCAATATTGATTGGCCAATCGTTATTGAGGGTGAAAGTTTTAATCTTCAGTATGGAGACCTTCTTGTTTTCTGGGGTGCAGGTCAAGCACACTGGAGAGAGCCAGTTCGCTTCAAAGAAGGAGATAATACTGAGGTTTTGACTATGCATTTTTCAACACCAAAAGACTTTCATGAGTTAAACCTTCCTGCTAGAGCACCAGAGGCAAGAAAGAAAAGACTTGAGACATGGCGAGAAGATCCAGTTTTTATGAAATATATAGAAGACTTTGATCAAAAAGAAAAAAGCCTATTCCAGTAGTTTCAACAAGTTTACTAATACATTTCAAACTAATTAAATTAATAACTATCTGATTGGATAAATAAATGCAAAACGAAAATACAACTATAGAAATGGTAAATGGTTTGTCTGAAATTGCAGACTATATGCAAGACGAGGAACTAACTGCAGCGCTTACATTCATTGCTAAGATTATTATTAAGCCAGATATTCCTTTGAATGTGGCTACAGTAGAGATAGTCAGACTTCAGGCAATCGCAGCAAAGATGGCATTCAAAGCAACATGGATGGCTAATGTTGACAAGTCAGATCGTGGCAAAAAGAATCTTTACTATACGGCAGCAGAATCTATCAATAATCTAGTATCTGCACTAAAATACATAACTCGATAGTCTGCTATACTTATACTAATAGAAACGAGAAACGAATGACGAAAAATTTACTACATACTGTTATGATTAAGCCAGAAGAAAAGCCAGTGCATCCAATGGATATAGCGGGACTTGAGGCAAAGATTAAAGAAGGATACACGATAACTCGTGTAGATAAGCATACTACAAAAAAGACTTTTGCTCCATCAACAATTGCTTATGGTCATGGAGAGTGTGCAAGATATTGGTATCTTGCTTTTGATGGTCAAGTGTTTGAAGATAATGCTGATGCATATGCTTCTGCAAATATGACAGCAGGAACATTATCGCATGCACGAATTCAAAATGCAATGATGAATGCTGGAATAGTTAAGGTTTATCGTGATGACGATAATGAGCCTACAACAGAGTTTAAGATTAAGCATGATGATCCTCCCATTTTTGGTTATGGAGATGTCATGTTTGATTGGCAAGGCCAAGAACTTATTGGTGAAATTAAAACAATGATGAACGAAGGGTTTGAGTATAGAAAGGCATCAGGAAAGGCCAAGAATGGTCACTTGATGCAACTACTTATCTATATGAAGATCTTAAAGAGACCAACAGGAGTCATGATTTATGAAAATAAAAATAATCACGAACTCCTTTTGATCCCTGTAGATGTAAACGATCATTACCGTCGGTGGGTAGACCAGGCATTTGATTGGATGAGAGTAGTTCGCAAGGCATGGGAAGATAGAACCATGCCAAACAAAAACTATAGATCAAACTCCAAGATATGCAAGTCATGCCCAATTAAAAAAGCATGTGAGTCTGCAGGTACAGGCGTAGTAAAAATAGCGCCTCTGGAGATTCTCGGTGAACAATTGTAAATGTTGCGATAACACTTTTGTGCCAGCAGTATCGTATCAGATATACTGCTCTCAAAACTGTAGAGATATTGCAACAAAAGAAAAGATTGCAGCGAGATATCTTCAATCTAAAAGACAAAAAAGAAAAGGTAAAACAAGGCTGTGTAAGTCTTGTTCTCTGCCTTTGTCTATATATAACGATGATCCAATATGTGCATCTTGTATGATAAATCCTGATGCAGTAAGCAAGGCAATTAAAGAAATAAAGGGTAGAACAAATGGTAAAAAATAAATGGGGTCTAGAGGTAAAGCCACATAAGATTTGTGCTATTGACGCTAGTACCAATAGCCTTGCTTTTGCACTTTTTTCTGGAGATGAACTTGAGTCTGTAGGTAAAATTAACTTTGAGGGTAGTGATGTGTATCAAAAGGTTATGGATGCTGGTAAAAAAGTAAAGGCATTTTTTGATATATATGGTGGCTTTGAAGCGATAGTAATTGAGCATACCGTGTTCATGAATAGTCCTAAAACTGCTGCAGATTTGGCTTTAGTTCAGGGAGCAATCCTTGGGTCAGCAGGACAGTCTGGAACTAAAATAATTGGAAAGGTTTCTCCAATTACTTGGCAGAACTATATTGGTAATAAAAAAATATCTAAAGATGAACAACTTTATATACGATCACAACACCCTGGAAAATCTGTCTCTTGGTATAAAACCTATGAAAGAAACCTTCGCAAAGAGAGAACTATAAAGTTTATTAATACAATCTATGACAGAACTATTACTGATAATGATGTTGCAGATGCTTGCGGTATTGGGCACTGGGCTATAAAAAACTGGGGTAAGGCAATTGGAGTTGACAAATAACGCCATGGCTGCTAAACTATATACAAGTGAAACATTTATGCGTAAGAGATACCTTATGGATAAAAAAACACCAGAAGAGATTGCAAAGGAATGCGGATGTTCTTTAGAGACTATCTATGTGTACCTTGCTAAATTTGGATTAAGGAAATCAAGACGATGAATAAATTTGAAAAAGCATTGGTAGCAATTGCTGTAGCAGGTAGCGTTGGTTTTGCTTTTGCATTTGCTGCATTAAAGGGAATTCCAGAAACACTTGATTGGTCGCTTGAAGAAGAGGAAGATGATGAGTGATAATTTAAACATAACGGTTGACCAAGTAAATAACCCAGCACACTATACATCAGATCCATCTGGCATTGAGTGTATTGAGATCACACGCCATCGTAATTTTAATATCGGAAATGCTTTTAAGTATTTGTGGAGAGCAGGACTCAAGGATGAATCAAAAACTATTCAGGATCTTGAAAAAGCAATCTTTTACATTAAAGATGAGATAAATAGATTAGAGGGAAAGTATGTCAACTGAAGATGATTTGGTTAAGCATCTTGACCAGGTAAACCAGGTAGTAGAAGAATATCTTAAGGGTAATGACCCAACAGTTATATCTAAGCAACTATCAATACCACGACAAAAGGTTGTTACTCTTATCAACGAGTGGAAGGTTATGGCATCTGCAAACGATGCTATTCGTGCTCGTGCAAAAGAAGCCCTTGCAGCAGCAGATACACACTACAGTAAGTTGGTGTCTCGTACATACGAAGTTATTGATGAAGCATCTATGACAAATAATCTAAGTGCAAAGACTGCAGCAATTAAACTTGTCATGGATATTGAGTCTAAGCGCATTGATATGCTACAAAAGGCTGGACTTCTTGAGAACAAGGAACTAGCAGAAGAAATGGTAGAGATTGAGCGTAGACAAGAAGTTCTTGTAGGCATTCTAAAAGATATTGCCTCTGAGTATCCACAAATTCGTGATGAGATTATGCGTAGACTATCTTCATTTGCAAAGGATAATGAGGTGATTACAGTTGTCCACGATGTTCAATGAGTTTCTTGAGGCCCTGCAGGATGATCATTTTGAAGAAACTCCAGTAGATGCAAGAACATTTGTAGAGGGCGAAAACTTTCTTGGGCAACCACCACTATCAGATATACAGTACGATATTGTAGAGGCAATGAGCCAGATCTATCGAAAAGAAGATTTGATAAACATAATGGGTGAAGAAAAAGGTACTCAGTATTACAATAAGTACACAAAGAATGAAATTATCTTGCAACTTGGCAAGGGATCTGGAAAAGACTTCACATCAACCGTAGCATGTTCATACATTGTATACAAACTTTTATGCCTAAAAGACCCAGCAAAATATTTTGGAAAGCCCTCTGGAGATGCTATCGATCTAATAAATGTTGCTATTAACGCACAACAGGCTAAGAATGTTTTCTTTAAAGGATTTAAGTCAAAGATCGAAAGGTCTCCGTGGTTTGCAGGAAAGTATAATGCAAAAGCAGACTCTGTTGAGTTTGATAAATCAATTACTGTTTACTCTGGTCACTCAGAGCGTGAGTCACATGAGGGTTTGAACCTTCTTCTTGCAGTGCTTGATGAGATTTCTGGCTTTGCATCTGAGGTTGGAACGGGAAATGAACAAGGAAAGACTGCTGACAATATATATAAGGCTTTCCGTGGTTCGGTAGACTCTCGTTTTCCTGATCTTGGCAAAGTTGTTTTGCTATCTTTCCCACGATACCCAGGAGACTTTATTTCAGAAAGATATGATGATGTAATTGCTGAGAAAGAAGTCATAGAAAGAACACACAAGTTTACGATTAATCCATTACTCCCAGAAGATAGTGCAGATAATACTTTTGAAATTTCCTGGGATGAAGATCAAATCACATCATACAAGTATCCAGGAGTATTCGCACTAAAGAGGCCAACATGGGAAGTAAATCCTACGAGAAAGATTGATGACTTCATGATCGCATTCATGACTGATCTTGGTGATGCAATGATGCGTTTTGCATGTGTGCCAACCTTTGCTTCTGATGCATTCTTTAAGCAGGCAGACAAAGTAAGATCATGTATGACGCTAAGAAATCCAGTAGACACATTCAAAAGGTTTGACGAATCATTCAAACCAGACCCAACAAAGAAATATTATGTTCACGCTGACCTTGCACAAAAGCATGACAAGTGTGCGGTAGCAATTGCACATGTAGAAAAATGGGTAAATATTCAGGTAATTAATAACTACGAACAAGTAGCGCCAATCGTTGTAGTAGATGCG